CTCCGGATAAAAACCATCCGTCCGGAGAGCCTTTCCGCTTTTACTTTTTCTTTTTGAGCACCCGATCCCATTGTTCCCCGGAAATGACCAAAGTATCGTCGTAATGACGACAACAAACATTGATCACCCGGTAACGGTCATTCGGGTGCCGGACGATGTAACTTGGGCGGTTTGCTTTAGAGTCCCTGATACATTCCGGACAGCATTCTCCCTGCAAAATCCCGGCCTTCACAAACTCGACACAACGTAGTGGATATGTTCCGGGATAGACGTCTTCCGGCAAATCAGGAACCCCCTTAAAGTTTCGTGTCAAACCATTGGGCGAAGACAGCGATCACCATGAACAAAAATGTCGTCACCGAAACGTCTCTATATCCGGTCAACAGTCCGAGAACGGACAGGATCAGCCATGCCCCGGCGAAGACTCCGTATGCGAACGAGAGCCACCGAAGGGCGTGCATCTCCTATCCCTCCCCGCCAAACTCCTTTTGCCACCGCTCCTTGTCCAATACCGTGATCTGGACCCAGCGCCCGACGCGCCGATAATCGATCAGACCAGCGGCCATCGCCATGCGAACAGCGCTCCGGGCCACCGCCGGACTGACTGGGATGGATTCCGCGATTTTGACAAGACGAATGTTCCCAGATCCTTCAGGAACTTGTTTTGCGATCCGGCGCAGGACCTCGATCTCCAAGATCGTCAACCGGGCAAGACGAACATCATCCGTGATTCCGCTCATACAGCATCCCTCCGTCACTGAATCATCAGTAGGAATATCAACGGAGCAAAGACGACAACCGCCAGCAGGACAATGACCAAGAATGAGGAGAAGGTCGGAACTCTGCTAGGAACCCGGAACGACGATAAGCGAGGACGACGGCGACGATTCGCTCGGCGGGACGGCCAGAAGAAGTCCTCTACCAAGACGCTCTCCCTCCTTAGAAAAATCCCTTAATCCGTGGCTTATCCAACACCTGCCGAACCGTTCCAGATTTCGGCTCCTTTTGCTCCCGTTCCTTCTTTCGGGACTCGGTCTGCACCAGAACCTGGACAGCCAGCGGCACCTCGATAGCATGAAAACCCACTTTGCGGGCAACGTCAGGATTGCGGAGAACGAAAAACCGCTTCGGACGGTCTCCCTCCATACGCAGGAGATACCGGGCGGTGGCAAAGTCCACCCGATTCCCGAAAACATACGTTTGCATCCAATCCACAATCGCTTCCAAGGCCTCGGTTGCGCTCTTGGATCGATCGGCGAAATAGTCCGGGGCCTCACCCCGATTGACTAACCGCCAAAATACGTCAGCGTATTGAGGGACAATGTCAATAACGTGACCTCGAAATGTCTCGCCCTGGTAGTCAAATTCAACAATGTCACCAATACCGATGACCATTAGAAAAATCTCCCTATCCCTGACTTTTTCGGTGGCTTCGTCCGGAGCATAACGGGAACGGCAAGAGCAACGGCGATTCTATCCCTGATGATGTCACAGTATTCGGCTTCTTTCTCGATGCCAATGCACCGAAAACCCTCCAGGAGAGCGGCGATCAGCGTCGAACCAGACCCAGCGAACGGGTCCAGGACCACACCGCCTGGAGGCGTAACANGACGACAGAGATACCGCATAAGATCGATGGGCTTCACGGTCGGGTGCAGATTCAGAACCTCACCAGTCGCCGTGCGTTCGGCTGTTGACGCCTTGGCAACATAGAAGAAACGGCTTGCGCCGCCGGAGTCGGAGTGCCCCATAATTACATCATCTTGTCCCGAAAACGCACCATATCGCCCTGAGACTTTGCCCGGACGCTTACCTCTTCTGCGCTTTGAGAAAGTTACACCGCTCTGCTCATCCAGCATCGCCGCCGCTTCTTCATCGAGTAGGACATTGGCGGGGAAGCGGCCCCTTTCTTCATACCACGCATCTCGCATCTCATTAGTCTTGTTCATGATGCCACCACTTCGCTTAAACGTTGGGGGGAAATAACGTGGCTCTGCGTCAATCCTGCACCCGTCGATATTCAACCCACCCGTACCCCATCGAAGCACGTTCTCCGCCACCGTCGCTTCCGACAGTGGCTTGCGGGCGAGAATTATCGGCTCGTTAGCTGGTTTAAGATTGGTCCCCCACCCTTTCCATTGCTTCGCTTCGGGAGTGGCGGGCACGTCTCCATCGAGCTCATGGTATCCGCGCTCTAGTGCTTCCCTCATCCATGGTCGATCTCCACCGGGAATCCCATGCCCACCCTGAATGCTCTTTGGGTTGCGGACCTTTGAAGCAGGAACACGGATTTTCTCCCGCTCCGCCCCGAGCATTTTGTCAATCGCTTTGCTCACGTCCAAGGACTTCGGGAAGCCGGATCCATAAAGCCATTGGAGGCAATCGCGAATCTCAAAACCTCCAAGCCTCAAAGAGATGCCCATGAGATCGACGGTCCTTGTGCCTGCAAAGCACAATATGTGACCGCCCGGCTTTAAGACTCGGCACACTTCCCTCCACACCGCAGGTCCAGGGACGAAAGAGTCCCATGTCTTACCCATGAATCCGCCGCCACGGTGCTTGTAATCGTCCCCGGCAAGCCAATGGCGCAACACTTCTTCAATGTCCGGCTCCTTGCTCAATCCATAGGGCGGATCCGTAACTACGGCATCTACGGAATTATCAGGGATCTGTTTTAGAACGTCGAGGCAGTCTCCCTCATACAACGTCCAGCGTTCTTGCGCCATTAGGCGAAGAACCTCCTTCGCTGGCGACGCGATGACGTAGTTTTAATCCAAAGGACCTCCCGTCTCAAAGGACGTGCCATATCATGAACAACCCGGGCCGTCGCTTTAACCTGGAATTCTACGCGCTCCCACCCAGCGTACCACTTGTCGTACTCCGGCGACGGATACCCGGACAAAACAACATGTCCCTGAACAGAATTCAAAACCTCGGCAAGCTGGCGGTGCTCCTCCACCGACATTTCGTTTGCATACGCCTTGTTTTCCACCCGCTCCGTAGGCATATAAGGAGGGTCACAATAAAACAGAGTTTCTGGGGAATCATACCGTTTGATGATATCCTGCCAGGGCAAATTTTCAATAATAACGTTCCGAAAGCGCTCGGCCACTGGCAAAAGGAATTCGTCAATGACCCGAGCCCATGTCTGGGCCGCATTCAAAGTCACAGTATACCGCCACCTGCCGGGCGTGGCGACCTGCCCTTTCCCAGAAAATGTTTGCCGATACCGCACAAAAAGACGTCGGGCTTTTTCGAGATCGTCCAGCCCGTCCAATGGCTCCAGGGATTTCAGGTATTCCTCCCGCGAATAGGGCGTAAGCTTAAGAACCCGCAGAAGTTCTTCTGGACGGTCCCGAAGTACCCGAAAAATTGTCACAATCCCTGAATCTATGTCATTGTAAACCTCAACCGGAGAGGGTGGTTTGTTCAGAAGGACATTGGCCGCTCCCCCGAACGGCTCGACGTAGGTATAATGAGGCGGGAAATGGGGAATGATGAATCGCCACATCGTTGCTTTTCCTCCGTAATACGGGATCAGGGATCGCCGCACTTTCCCACCCCCTTTGCGGGTGCCCGGACACCCGCTCCGGAAATTTGGCAACCATCAGGGATCGTTCCACTCTGCCTGACCTGCGTCCGGGCGCAGGGTGTCCCGTTGATAACCCGGAGGACGGGCCGGGCAGGTGCCCCGGCCACCTGGAAGGTGATATTCGATTCAGCGCCACAACATGTAGCTGTCGGCCCCGGTGCCCCAGTCACAATCGGGACCCACCGGACCCTGTATTGTGTGATACTCACCGTCCGCCGGGGAGACGGTGGCATGGCCGCCTCGCCCGGGACTCGAACCCGGGGATAGCATCCTGCCGAGGCGTTACAAANCAGACCCGAAACATAAAGTGGGAGGCGGGTTTTGATAACCCGGACCCGCCAAAACCGGGGTCTCTTGCGAGAGATACGGTCGTGAGCCAACACCTGTCGTCTATCTTCTGGGACCACAATGAGTTTCCATCCTCGGCGTCCCGCTCCAGTCGTTTCCGCGACCTTCACCACGGGACGCCTCATGATGACCACCACCTTGAGCGAGGGACAAGCCAAAACCGTCAATACCACGCAAGAGACAAAGCTGAAAACAGCACAATCAGGGACAGATACCTCAACCCGTCGTGATCGAAATACTGACCTAAACCGCAGAGAATCGCCGAAACGATAATTAGCGTAGCTCCGATGGCGAACATTCCTATCCCTCCGGATCGATGTCAACTTCATCGACCCTTCTGTCCATATTATACACGGGGCGCAGAATTTCCTTTAGGGGGACAGCATAACTATCTACGAACGGTCGTCCTCGGCGCAGGTCCTGCAGAATCGCAACTTCGTTTTCGGGACTGAATTCACCTTCACGGACCACGATCTCATTCACGCGGAGAATGCCGAGCCTTTTCTCCCTGCCCCAGGGGTCCTGATTGAGACCATACATCGCCGTAACGTGAGCCAGCTTACGTTTATCCTCACTGAAATTTGACGCCGTCAAACGATACTGTTCGTAGCTATCGGCGTCGGCCTGGGTTGCGGTCAGGACCAGCGCATGCCTTTCCTGGGCAAGGCCACGCAGGGACTGCCAGATGTGATTCTGCTTATGCCGAAACTCCCTGATCCCGACATCCTCCGCAGAAAGCAAGTCGGCATAGTCCACGATGATGACGTCCGGGACAAAGCGATCCACCCGCTCCCAATGGTTCAAGATGTTTCGCATCTGGGACACGGTCAAGGTTCCGGCCGGGAAATTCACCAATTTGAACCGACGCTTGTACCGCTCGAAAAACCGCCTGACCAATTCCCGGGCTTCTCTGCCGGACAGCGGCCTTCGGGCCGGGATTTTCCGAAGCCAAACCGACCCGATCCGCTCGGTGCAGGAGAGACTATCGCATGGCTGATAATCCGGGTGCTCCTCGTACTCCTTGATCAACGTCTCCAGCGTCAAGAGCTCATGTTTCTGGACCTTGAAATCTTCCAGCGACATTTCAAAAATTCCGTGATCACAGTTCCGGTCAGATCGGGTGCAAAGATCGAGTTGGTTCAAGACACAGTCACCAACCGGGCAATAGTGAGCCTCGCAATACTGTGCCCGGTCAGACCTTTTGGCGATGTAAATGGCAATGCGCCGGAGGACCTGGGCCTCGGTCATATCGCCGGACTCAAAATAGGCGACGTTAAACCGTTGCCGGATGGCCCGGAGCCCAAGTTCCAACAAGAGCCACGATTTCCCCCGCTTCTCCGGGGCCAGGAACGCAACGAACCCGCCCCGGACCATATGATCATTCCACATCCGGCCCAAAGCACCGGGATACTGGATGACCCGTTGCGTAGTCTCGGAAAACGCCCGTTCGATCCTCTCCAGGGCCTCGTCCGAGCTCAAGTCCAGACCGACCCGCTCGTCCAGAACACCGAGCGAGAATGATTTCTGCAGTTTCTCGGCTTCCTCGATCTTGCCAAGCTCGAGAAGGGCCTGGACCTCCTCGTTATGAAGTTGAATTTTCCTGGCTTTGAAATACTGAACCGTCTTGTCGTACAGATAGGCCTCGTTAAACTGCTCCCCGCGGCCATACTCATCGGACAGGTCTACCAAAACCTGCTCGATGTACCTGGCTTCAGACTTGGAGATCCGCTTCGCCTTCAGTTGCTCCATGTACAAGGCCTTGATTTGGTCGTCCGGAGCGGTCCCGTACTTGTCGTAATAGGCTATGCACCAATCAGCCACTTTGCGGAGCTCCGGGGACTCCAGCAATGAGGAGTCCCAGATCCGGCGGATCCGGGTGATATACCCAGTGGACACGATCAGTCCCGTAATAATGTATCGCTCCAGGTAGGACAGGTCTTCCGCACTCCGTGCCATATGTGCCGCCTCCCTGCGATGGTGTCAACGGTGGATCGGTTTCCCGGTAACAGGATGCAATCCCATCTGGTCCCGCCTGCGGGCAACGTCAGAGCAGAATTTCCGGAACAATCCATGCTCCATGTCCAGGGCGTCCGGTGTCAGGTTTTCGATCCAGTCCTGATCCGAAAGCCAACGCAGGTACAAGGCGAATACCTCACCTACAGGAAGCAGTCCCTCGGTGCGGTATTTCGATTCGGACCGAGCCTCCACAATCTGATCATACAGGTCAAGGAGACGTTTAGCGAGGCCAGAGCGCTCCTCCTCGGAGCCGGGCCGGAACAATTCCTCGGCCAGCTTGAAATTCCGGTCCATGAACAATGTGACCAAAGTTTTGTTTTTGAAATGTTCCTGAACAATTTCCTCGGCGGTCCGGGTCCGTTCGGCAGGGGCCGGGGCGGCCGCGGCATCGGAACGCTTGCTGACCAGTTTGTTAATCATGGACGACGAGGCAAAAACACCGAAGCTGATCCCGGCCTCCTGGACGAATTTGTCCCGCGGGACAACCTCGTCAAAGAAACGGTCGATCAATTCCAGGACCTTCTCCTCACCGTGGGCCTTGACGAGGCGCTTTGCAAGCGAGCCGTCCTTGCCAAAATCAAAGAGACACTCCGACCCGGTGTATTCCTTAAACCGGGCGGCGAAGTGATCCAGGATCCGGTGAGTTACGGCCCGCTTTTCCTGTTTCCGATCCTGGAAAAAGACTACCTTCCCGTTAGACGGGGAAGTTGAGGAGTGAGCGTCGCCCGAAACGGGCGGCGCTCCCGTTTCATTACGAAGTAATGAAACGGATCTAGGATCATCATCCAGGATCATTCCTTTATTGGATCTATACAGACCTCCCATTTTTGGTACCCCTAGCCCTACCGTTTTTGGTACCCCTAGCCCTACCGTTTTTGGTAGGTCTAGACCTTCCGTTTTGGTAGGGCTAGACATGCCGTTCTGGGATTTCTGGGGATCATCATCGTGCTGTCCCGAAATCCTGAAAACGCTTTCGCCATCGATATTCGGGACTTCTCCCGAAATTTTTCCGGACACATCTTCTTCAAAATCGATATTCAGATTGTCCAGTTTTTCGGCATCCCTGACCAAGTTTAAGAACAATTCATTGATTTTTCTGGGATTGAGCCGAATCCATTCCTTTGCAGGGGCTCCCATCATACGTGTCCGGATCAGACCCATCTTGATCAGGTCCTGTTTCACTCTCCGGACCGTCTTCTCGTTAAGGTTCAGGGACTTGCAAATTTTTTCGTGAGGGTGGAAAAACCATCCCTGATTTTCGGGATACTTCCGCAGGAAGAACAGGCAGGCGTCCAGGTAGGATTGAAATACGCAGGCGTCGATCAATCCAAGAGCTTGGATCAGTGCCCGGTTTACGGTCATGTATCGATTCAGCTTCAGGGACTCGATCAACATCTGTTCGTACTCGGACGCGTCGAATTCGTCCCGCAGGGCGTTCGTGGGCAACTTAGTTCTTTTCATTTCTGAATCCTCCCTGAAAGGAAAGGACATGTCCGCCCATCCACGCGGATGGGCGGGTTTGTCACCGTGCCCGGTTCAGCCACTCCCGGAGTTTGTCCGGGTCAACACCCAGGATGTCGATCAGTTTCTGTTGATTTTCCTGGTTTGGTTTCCCGGCGTCTCGTTCCCACAGTTGGTACGTAACGACATGCACGCCGAGTTTCGATGCGGTGTAAATCTGGGACCATTTCTTCCGATCCCGGGCCTCCCGGATCGGGTTTGCCGTTGTGGTGTTGACTTTCATTGCCGTGACCTCCCTCTCTGTTTTGACGTTTTCGGTACCAACATGCTCATGGCGCAGGCGAGAGCATTCGCCGACCGGGGGATAACGCAGGACAAAACATGTCCCGCCGCCCGGTACGAGATGTTGTTCGCTTTGCAATATTCGGCCATTGCCTGGGTCAGCTTTTTCTCCTCGGCGGTGAACCGCTTGAAACTCCGCTCTCCGAGCCGGGGCCGCTCCGGTCGCAAATCCAGTTTAAGCTGAACAAACTCAACCTTGTCCTGCTCGTTCACTTTAGACGTACCTCCTTGTCAACTCGCGGACAAGCCTGTCCGCGTCTTTTTGTGACATCGCCCCTGGGTCAGACCCAGGAATGTTATCAATGATCAGGACCTCCTTTCCCAACATCCGGAGCCGGACGGCCAGTTTCCGAGCTTGTCGGTGTGCCTGCGGCTCTGGGTCAAAAATCACGAAAATACGGTCCAAGTGCTCGGCAATAGTCAGGACTTGTTCCAGCTTGAACTCGATTCCGAACGTTGCCATCGCCCGGCGCCCGAGCCTCCAAACATCCGTTACACCTTCCACGATGATCCCGACCCGGTCATCTGGCGGTCCGTCCGGGTGGACGTACAGGATTTCCTTGTGATGTCTTATCTCCCGTTCTCGTGGACAAGCCATGTATTTTGCCCTGGCCCGTTCGGTGATGTCTCGAGCCTGGAAACTGACAACCTCACCGTCCCAGTAAATTGGGATCAGGATTCTGTGACTAAAATCGATCCCGTCCAGGTAGCTGACAGGCCCTGTTTCGCATATTCGCCACTCTCGATTCAATTTTTCAGGGTCGAAACCTCGCTGGGCGAGGTATTCAGCGTATCGCCCGGTCAGTTTCTCACTATACGGTTTCGGGAATCGGAGCGGTCGGATGGAGACCCTAGGTTCCGCTCTGGTTGGGAGAATGATTCGCCCGCCTCCGTACTTCCTAAGGATCGCCCCGACCTGGTTTTCAGAAACGCCGAGCAGTGCGCTCAAGGTCTCCCGGAGCGTATGTTTACCACATCGCCAGCAGTAGCATCCCCCGGTCGGACTGATCCCCAGATGATAATTCCTCGGTCCTGGACAAAACGGGCAGTGGACTCCGAGCCATCCCCGTGTTACGTGGTGGTGTTGATCAGAAGTCACAAAATCTATCCCGTAGTCCTGGAAGAGGCGGGCGAAATCAATCATGCCTGTTGGACCTCCCGGAGCCGGACCCAGATCGACGCGGCCTCCGGCCTCGGCGGGTTCCCGATCAGGGTCCGGCGAGACGGAAAGTGATCCCCGCTAACCGGGAACGGTTCGTCGTACTTCCCGAACCGTTCCAAAACGTCACCAATTGTGAGGTCCGCCGCGATGGAAGCATTGACAGCGGCCAACTGATCCAAGAGTTTGTCCATGTCTGATCCCCCTTTTGATATTGTTACGGTAGTGGAAACCTACCGCGTATGCCCGTCATGTGAAGCACTTTTTTAACTCGCTCAAGGTGGTCCAAATTCGGGACCAGGACCACCCGATGGAACGCAGGTAGCGGACGATCTCGCCCCGGCATTGCTTCGGCGTCAGTTCCGAAATATTCAGGTCTTCCGGCGGGTTTAGGACCAGGAAGCATATGAACCGAGCATCTGGCGATAAGCTCTGGAGAATTTCCAGGAAACCTATCCGATCCAGGACCTCGTCCTCCACGGCGACGGTCCCGAGTTGTGTCCAGGTTTTCTCGTCCAGCAGGATTTCGTGCTTCGCCACGACGTTACGATGCCGAACCCGGTTCAACAGATGATTCCGGATCACCCGCCATGCGAACGTCGTGGGTTTAGATTTTTGGGGATCGTAGGAGGGTGCCGCCTCAACACAGGCGAGACACGCCTCGGCGAACGTTTCCTCGAAATCCTCACCGCTGGTCCTGATGTGAGCCCAAACCGCCGCTCGAATGACATCCATGTCCACGAACATGATGTGAGACCTCCTTTGAGCCATGCTGGGGCGAGGGTTTATCGATCCTCGCCCACCTTGTTTTCTTTAATCCGCCGGATAAGAGCTACCAGAGTCGATTCTTCGTCCACCGTCCGGCCATCCAGGACCGAAGCCAGGATCGCCCGCTTCTCATCGAGGACTTGGGCGATCTCCTCGTCAATCGTGTCGGCCGCGAGGAGATAGTAGATGGTGACTGCGTTCTTTTGTCCGATTCGGTGGCAACGATCTTCCGCCTGTTCGAGCTCCCCGGGTGTCCAGGGCAGTTCTACGAAAGCCACGTTGCTAGCGGCGGTGAGGGTGAGTCCGACGCCCGCGGCCCGGATGTTGCCGACGAACAAAAGGCAGGTGGGGTCTGTCTGAAAACGATCCACAGCGGCTTGCCGCTCTTCCATGCTGACCGAACCATCCACTTTGACGGCGATCTTGCCGAACTCTTGCATAATCCGGTCGATGACGAACTTGTGATGAGCGAAAACAATCAACTTCTCCCCGGATTCGATGAAGTTCCGGATCCAGTCGATAGCGGCGTTCAGCTTGCCCTCCACGGCCAGTTTCTTCAAGTGGTTGATCCGGGCAAGATGCTCGGCCTTCTCGGCCCTGCTTGCCGCTTCGGGGTCCTTGTCGCGGAGCCATTCAATGACATCCCGCTCCGCCCGGTCATACTCGGTCCGGTTCGAAAGCTCGAGGCTAATCATGTTCCGCGTCTTTTCAGGGAGTTCCTGGAGAACCTCGGCCTTGGTCCGGCGGATCATGATGGTGGACGTAAGAATCTGGTGCAGTTCTTCGGTATTGGACGCCCCGGAGACGTCCCAACCGTAAGGCGTCAAGCGGGCATTGCAGTACCGCCGGGCAAACTCAAACCAATTTGGGAACAGGTTCGGATTGACCAGTTTGATCATGTTATAGCTTTCGGCGGGGCGGTTCACGATCGGGGTCCCGGACATGGCGATGACGTGGGGAACGCCCTTGCAAAGGGCTTTCGCGGCCTTGGTCCGCATGGCTGAATTGTTTTTGACGTAATGAGCTTCGTCAAGAATGATAACTTGCGGATTGTAGGCCTTCAGGGTTTCGAGCCACGCCGCGAGGATGTCGTAATTGATAATGATGATGTCTCCATAGAGCGAATAGGGACGTTCGCCGCTCAAAATCTGTACTTGCGCGTCCGGGATCCACTTCCTGGCCTCCCGTGCCCAATTGAGTTTCAGGGACGCCGGAACTACGATAATGGCAGGCCGCTTATCGGGGTTGATCCGGAGCCATCCGAGAGCCTCCACTGTCTTTCCGAGACCCTGTTCATCGGCGATGATGGCTCGTCCATTACGGGATTGGACGAAACCAACTGCAACGGCCTGGAACGGGCGGAGACCCTCAATTTCGATGGGCTTGACGTCAGCATAACGGTTTGCCTTGGGAGCGAACAGGTCGAGTATCGCCGGGTCGATGTCAAACCCGCCGGATTTCAGCAGGTCCACGGCCTCCTTCGTGACCGGGGCCGTCCAGTGCTTCGGCGTGGTGTCGGCGTGGAATCGGCGTCCAGGAATTTGCTTGACCAAAAACAACGTGTCCGGGTCGTAGCTGAATTCGATCCTGATCTTTCCGTCAACGAGCCGGGCCGTCTTGAAGGTTCGCATCGTGGGAGCCTCCTTCTGTTCGGTTTGGGTTTCGGCGGGAGCATCCATAGTCTCGGTGCCGATGATCTCGATTTCGATCTTGGACTTGGGGAGCCATGCCTCGATCTGTTTGTCCATCACCTTGGACCTGTACGCGGCGATCTCGGCCTCGGTGAGGTTGCTGGGGTCCGGCAACGTGACCCCGAACTTTGCCGCGCAGATCGGACCGATGCCATAGGCTACGGACGCCGGATTCGTCAGTAGGGTACCGCACACACCGCAGTGTGTGCCGTTGAAGTGGACCCGACCCCGGAACAGGATGGCCCGGGCCGTCTCTCGGACTATCTCACCTTCCATGATCCGAGGGGCTCCGTGCTGGCGGGCGAGCCATTCGGGAATCGTGACCTTGGCTTTCTTGATGGTGACAACCGACATCTCTCCGTGCCGCCTCCCTTGTCCGTGCTCCCTTGTCCTATTCTTATTATATGATGGGAGCCCAGAAAGATCAAGGGTCCGGAGAAATTTTCCCGGACCCGTCCTTGGGGATGGGCAGGTGGATTAGCCCACCTGCCCGGGGTGCCGGATGTAGGTTTGTCCGTCGTCGTCCCGGAGAATAATTCGACCGGAGTACGTGATGATGTAGACGTTGCCGCTCCGGTCCACGGCCACTTTGAATGGCTTCGGGAGCTTCTTTTTGCCTGAAGCGGCATACATCCGGCGGATGTAACCCAGGACCTCGATCCCCAATCGCCAGTCCAAGGCGTTCTCGAAGATGTGCATCACAAAATTGGAGCGGGAGTCCTCACCGTCGAATTCCGCCTCCATGTCCCGAACCGCCCGCCGCTGGGAGAGAAGCCGCATGGACACGGCCCGTTCGGGATTGGCGGGGTTCGTCCGCTGGAGCCAGTTCAAGAGCTCCCTGGTCTGGATGTCCCAGACCCTCACTTTGACCTGTCGGCCCGTCTTGGGATTAATGATGGTGTCGTGCCGCACTGGAATTACCTCCTTGTCCTGTTCTACCTATAGTATATCCCTGAAAATACCCGGAGTCAATACCTGTCCCAGAAAAATTTTTGGGCCGGGGGTGGTTTCCCCGGCCCGGTTCTCACCGCTTCCGGATGTGTTCGGCGATCTGGCGAAGCCTCTGGATCCGCCCTTTGTGAGTCCGGAGGGTTTTTGCGGCATTGATAGCCTCATGCCAACTCCGGATCTCTCGCCATGTTACCGGGTTCGAAACCCAACCTCCAGTTCGGTAGGTCTCCCATGCTTGCCCGTAAACATCAGCGAGGGCATCATAGACTTCTTGTCTCGCCGCCCGGTACTCCTCGGCCCGGCGAATTGCCTCTCCCGGATTGACGGGCCGGAGGATTACGGGGCCTCCGTCCACCCGCACTTCAATGTATCCGGCCAGCCCCGCCCCGTGATTTGCTCCCTTGCATTCACAATCGCACTTGGGGCCCCTGGCATGGACGCACCGCCCGTCGCATTTTGGGATGGTTACACGCCTGGTCCAGCGATCCTGTTCGACCTGCCCGAGGCAGACGATCTTACCGCCACAGATGCATCGGAGATCGTGACGCCGCTCCTCCAGGGTGGATGTGGTCAGGCAATCGTTGCACCGATAATAGTAACGCATGCTATCGGTCCTCCTGCTTCAGATTCTGGCATATAATTTCCCATTCCTGCGCGCTGACCCGGATCCGAATGGGGATCCAACTAGATCCGCTGGTGGGTTTGTGGAAGACAATGCCTCGACGGTAAGCAAATTCGCCAAACCGGGTGGAAATCCGATCGGTATACTGCTTCACTGTGCCTACCTCCTTGTCCTTGGTGTGTTTCTTCTTATTATTATATCCCTGAATCGGTCCACGTCAATAGGGTATCCCATAAAATTTCTGCTTGACCACGGGAACATTCAGGGATACAATATCGTAGGCAAAAGGGATGGTTACGAAAGGAGGGAGTCCACCATGATGCGGCGAACTAAGCCTCCGGCGACCACCACTGTTTTCAAGCGTACCAAGTTCCCAATGACGAGACCACCCAAAAATCCCCATGACATGCCAGAGGTCGGCGATGTTGTTCAGGTCTGGCTTGACGAGGTCGGATGGATGGGCCGGATCGGGAGGGTGATTCAAGAAAGGAGGAGGAGATCTGGACGTCGGGAAATCCTCGTCCGTTTCGGCACGGGCGAGAAACGCTGGATCGACCCGGATGTCCTGCGTGCCAGTGGAAAGCCCGGTATCGGGATCGTGATCGTACCCCCTAAATGAAATCAGGGGGTGGTTGTACGATAGGGACGGAAAGGCCCGGACAAAACGGAAGGGAGGAAGAAGATTGATGAAGCTGACCAAGAAGGCGCTGATTCGCGCCGCGGAAGAACTGAACGAGGTTTTGGGACTCGAGCCCGAGATCGACGTTTCGGCGGACGAAAAGACGATCAAGGCTATGATCGCCGAAGCGGCGGGGCTCATCGAAGAGGGGGATAACATTTCGGACGAGACGATCGATGTTATCGAGGCCGTTCTCGCCGAGCGGGAGGCCGAGAAGAACCTGAACAAGTCTCGGATCGATGAGCCTGTCGATGAGGATATGGGTGATGACGAGGACGAGACCCTACCGAAGAAGTCTAAGGAGAAGAAGCCCAAGTCCGACGAGAAGACCGGAAAGAAGTCTGGTGGGTCCGGCAAGGACAAGGCTACCGCGACCGAGGTTCCCGAGACCTCTCCGGTGGAACCGGAGACGGAGGCCGGGCCGGAGACGAAGAAGGGCAAGACTAAGACCAAGTCCGAAAAGAAGAAGTCCCAGGTCACGGCGAAGGAGACCGAGCCCGCCCCGGCCAGCGAGACCGATGATAAGGAAAAGTCCAAGCCCAAGCGCAAGCGCGGTCCGGCGTCCGGCATCATCGCGGCGATTGCCGAGATCATCGAGGCCGCAGGTCCGAATGGGGTCACCAAGGAGGAGATTTTCGACCAGCTTCGGGAACGGTATCCGGATCGGAGCATTTACGCTCTGGTCAACACGATCAACACCATCGTTCCGGCCCGGATGCATCGGTTCGCTTCGTTCCGGGTGGAACGGATCAAGGTCGAGAAACTGCCTGGGTGGCGGTACCGCAAAGCCGAATCCTGAAAATCTCGTCATTGCCAGGCCCGAGAGGGCGACGATGAGCAACAATCGTCGCCCTCTCTGTCCCGAAAGTACCTATTTCAAGGAGGTTTTACCGTGAAGATCAAGCGGGAGGAGTTGCGGGAGGCCCTGGAGATCGTCAAGCCGGGTCTCGCCAATAAGGAGATCGTCGAGCAGGGGACGTCGTTTGCTTTCCTGGGAGACCGGGTCGTCACATTTAATAGCGAGATCAGCGTTTCCCATCCGATTCAGGGACTGAACCTGACCGGGGCTATCAAAGCCGAAGCCCTATACCAATTCCTGAACCGGACCAAGGCCGAGGAGATCGAAATCACGGTTCGGGACAATGAGGTCGAGGTCAGGGCAGGAAAGGCCAGGGCAGGGCTCGTGTTTGAGGCCGAGATCCGGCTCCCGATCCACGAGATCGGCGAGGTCAAAAAGTGGCACAACATCCCGGATGGTCTGATCGAAGCTTTGCGTTTTTGTCAGCCTGTCGCATCTAAGGATTCGAGTCGTCCGGTTCTCCAGTGCATCCATGTCCACAAATCCGGCAAGGTCGAGGGCGCGGACGTTCACCAGATCGTAAGGGTTAAACTGGACAACAAGCTCCCGATCGAGACGTTTCTGATTCCGGCAACGTCGGTCAAGCACCTGCTCCGGTATGATGTTAAGAAATTCGCATTGGGAGAGGGATGGGTCCACTTCCGGACCGAAGCCGGGACTGTTTTCTCGGCTAGGGTATTTCAGGGAGAGTTTCCGGACGTTGATCCGATACTTACGATCGAAAAGGGCCGGACCGTTAAATTCCCGGCGTCGGTCCTAGACGCTCTTGAGCGGGCCGAAGTGTTCGCGGAGTCCTCGCTGTCCCAGGACTCCGAGGTCATGCTCCGAATTAACGAGGACGGGACGATCACCATCCGTGCCGAGAATGAGCAGGGATGGGCCGAGGAGACGTTGGAGGCCGAAGAAGTGGAGAATGGCAAAACGATCACCATCCGAACGTCTCCGGAGATTTTAGCTAGTAGTCTCCGGCAAACCTTGACTTGTGTCATTGGCGAGAACAAGCTCCGGTTCGAGGGCGAAACTTGGGAGGCCGTTATCGCCGCCAGCGTGGACGAGTGAGGGGTCTTAGGCATGCCAAAGACGAAAATCATCTACATCTGTTCGTACTGTGGGTCCGAATTTAGCAATGAGGACGAGGCGCGGCGTTGCGAGGAAAAGAATCACGTCATGGCTCAACACATCGTAGAGCAACATTTCAAGCGGACGATCCACGTCTACCCTGATACTCTCTTGGTGGAGATGGCGAACGGGGCTGTAGTGCTGTACAGGTTTGAGTTGATACTCTCTCGGTGAAGATGGCGAACGGGGCTGTAGTGCTGTACAGGTTTGAGGTCGAGATGTGGGGCGATGAAGAAGATTAAACACGTCGGATCGGAGGAGATCTACTATCGTTCAGGAACACGGGTGGTAGCCTATGAAAGGGTTTTTCGAGATCCAAAAAACCAAGATCCCTGTCCGTGGGGAGCGCGGGACCACCTATTCTTGCTCTTCCTGCGGTCTCTATCGGAACGTCCTATCTCCCATGATCCAACCCTACGGAGAGGGCAAGCTTGGTCTTATGGTCATCGGCGAGGCTCCTGGTGAAGAGGAGGACAAAACCGGGAGGCCTTGGCAAGGTCGCATGGGCCGATTCCTTCAGCAGACCTACAAAAAATTCGGGATTGATTTGTTTAAGGACGCGGTCTGTGTCAACGCTATTAACTGTCGTCCTACCGATGAGCATGGCAATAACCGTGAGCCGACCAATTGGGAGATTAGCTGTTGCCGTCCCAAGGTCTGGGCGGCTCTGGAGAAGTATAAACCAAAGGTTATCATTGCCCACGGCGAAGCCGCTCTGACGTCTCTCATAGGGCATAGGTGGAGGGAGGCCCTGGGCGGCATTACGAAGTGGCGGGGTTGGACCATCCCTGATAGGGAACTCAATGCCTGGGTCTGTCCCACGTTTCACCCCAGTTTTGTTCAGCGCTCCAAGGACGAGGACGGCGATACCGAAATTTTGGTGATTTGGGAAGAGGACATCCGGCGCGCCCTTTCCCTGCTCCGGAAACCCGTTCCGAAGTTTGTGGACGAGCGAGAGCAGGTGGAGATTGTGGAGGACGAGCGGGAAATCCGGTCCCTGCTGAAACGGTTCCGGAAAAAAGAAGCCATCTCCATCGATATCGAGGCTACCGGAATCAAGCCGTACAATACCAAGGTGCATCGGATTGCCTGTATCGCCCTCTGCGGGGACACGGATCGATCTTATGTTTTCCCGGCCCCTGAAGATTCGAAGACCATCCAGTTACTGAAGGAATTGTTGGAAGACCCGGATGTCGGTAAGATCGCCGCCAACATGAAGTATGAGCATGTTTGGTTGGAAACCATTTATGGGATTAATGTCCAGTCATGGCTGTTCGATACAGTCTTAGCGGCACACATCCTAGACAATCGACAAGCTATTACGGGACTGAAATTTCAGGCCTACGTTCATTTCGGGCTTGTCGGATATGATGAGCAGATTGCTCCATTCCTGCAGGCAAAAGATGCCAATTCCGTAAACCGGGTCATGGACCTGATGCGGGACCGGAAAATGAGGCGAGAACTCATGCTGTACTGTGGCGTGGACGCTCTTGTTACCCGGCGTCTTGCCGAGATCCAGATGAGACAGATTATGGGTGGGACCGGGAATTCGGAACTGCTGTACCAGGAAGCTCTCAAAATTGTCCGGGGATGGCGATAAAGCATCGTGGGTATCGGTAAGATACGGACGAGGCGAGGGGTTTGGTAGGCATGGGCAGGGAGATAAAGGTCGAGGCAACTACTGCCGACGCATACTGGCTCGTACATCGCGGCGCTTTGGCCTTCGCCCGGGCCGAGATGCAAGGTATCCGAGTAGATGTCCCGTATTGTGAGGCCATGATGGAGGTCTTGACCCGGCGAATCGAGCGATTGACGGCGGAGCTCCAGGCGACCAAATTTTATCGTCGTTGGGAGCACATTTACGTGCTCCCAACGACGATAAAATTTGGTCGCCTGGAGCTCCGCCGTCAATCGCTCGATTCGCCGGGTCAAGACCTCCATCATGGCCTCA